AGAGGACACAACCCCGGCTAGTCTGCGATCAGTTGCAACAGTTGATATTGTGACTTCTTGATCGCCACCAAACACCAGCACTGTGCCCGGAGCATAGTCTGCATCAGCACGGAATTTTTCTGCCAAGTCGGCGTATTCTGCGCTGGTTGCTTTGGCAAATATTGTGTTGTAGTAAACAGATGCACTACCAATGTTGCCTACACCATTTGCATTGGAGTTGACAATGTTTCCTGCTGTCACAGTACCAGCACTCACACTCAAATTGCCACCAGTAATATTGCCAGTAACTGCCAATGAAGTTAGTGTGCCTACTGATGTAATATTGCCCTGGGCAGCAGTTGTAACTGTGCCTGCTGTGGTTGCTGATCCAGCTGTGGTTGCAAATGTGGCGTTGGCCACAGTGCCAGTGACATTGGCACCAGTCAATGAGCTTAATCCTGCACCTGATCCAAAATGTGTAGCGGTAATGTTACCGCCTGTGATGTTACCAACACCTAGTGTGAGACCAGCCGCATTAACATTACCAGTGGCACTGACTACTCCGCCAGTTACAATGTTACCGCCTGTGACATTACTTGTGGCACTGACCAGCCCACCAACATATACATTTCCGCCAATTCCGGCGCCGCCTGCAACTACCAAAGCACCCGAAGCAGTAGTTGTTGCAACCGTAGATACTGTGATGTTTGCATTGGCAGCTATTTGTACATTAGATCCAGCAACTGGTGTTAGTACAATATTTCCAGCAGTAGTCACGAGATCCAGTTGACTTGAATCTCTGATAGATCCTGTAATTTCAATGTTTCCACCAATCAAATTACCAGTTGCACTAACTAATCCAGCTGTGACTATATTGCCACCAGTAACGTTGCCAGTTACAGATATTAATCCAGAACTGAATACATTTCCACCAGTGATATTAGCAGTAGCACTCAACTGTCCAGCTGTGACCAAGTTGCCGCCAGTGATATTACCCGTAGCAATAACTTGTGCGCCAGTGTTTAAATTGCCGCCAGTGATGTTGCCATTAACACTCAATACTGTTAGTGTACCAACACTGGTAATGTTTGGTTGTGCTGCAATAACCACAGTGTTAGCTGTGATTGCACTGCCAAGAACATTGATGGTATACTGACCAGTTAATCGATCACTGGGCACTGTGCCTGTGGTCAAATTGCTAGCATTGGCTCCACCAATCACAGTGGTAAATGCTCCAGTTGCTCCTGATACATTGCCACCAATTATGTTGCCAGTGGCACTGATCAACCCTGCGGTGTTAACATTACCGCCTGTGACATTGCCAGCTGCGCTCATGAATCCAGTTAGGCTAAATCCTGAACCTGTAAGAATTGCCACGTTGGCACTGCCGCCCACATCACCAGTGATATCTCCACCAGAACTACGAATTGCCCAATTTGATGTGCCGTTGGCCAACTGTGTCACGGCGACGTTGGACGCCACTGTGACATTGCTTAAAAATCCACCGTCGCCAACGAAGAATGCGCCTGCGTTTGCTATCACATTGCCAGTGGCACTGACTACTCCTGTATTGACATTGAGACCAAGTATGTTGCCGGATGCACTTAATATACCTGCATTTACATTGGCTCCAGTGATGTTGCCAGTTACTGTTTGAGTTCCTGTGACAATGCTGGTGCCTACGTTGGAAATACCTGTTGTGCTGATATTGCCACCAGTGATGTTGCCTGTGGCACTTAGAGTGGTTGCAAAAATATTTGTAGTGGTCAAATTACCTGACGCACTCATTGTGCCATTAATAATCAAGTTGCCACCAGTGACATTACCAGTTACACTGACGCCGCCAGCACCACCAACTATCCCGCCAGCAGCACTGATATTACCACCAGAAATATTTCCAGTTGCTGTGATCAGGCCGCCTGTGTTGATATTACCACCAGTGATGTTGCCTGTTGCTGTTACTAGTCCAGCGGTTGAAACATTACCTCCAGTGACATTACCCACAATAGTCAGAGTAGAAGATCCATACATGGTTCCAGTCACTGCTAAAGTATGAAGTGGTGCAGAATTAGCAATACCCACATTGCCCGTGGCTCCTAGAATCACAATGCGGTCAGTTAAACTTGCGCCACTGGCAGTTTGGATAAGCACATTTGCATTTCCTGATGCATCAGCATACACTGCTTTGACTGCTGCGGTCACACGAGGTCCAGCACCAGTTGCGTCAGAAGTAAACCATTCAAACGATCCAATGTTTGCGCCCAGCGAACTTACTGCGGTATTTGAATCTGTAAATCTAATAGTAGGTGCTGTTGTTGCTGTTCCTGACCGAGTTAAATTAATGTTGCCAGTGGTTATATTCAAGTTGCCGCCATTGACGTTGCCAGTAGCACTGACTAAACCTGCTGTGTTGATATTGGCACCTGTGACATTGCCACTGGCACTTGATGTACCGGCTACTGCAATACCAGCACTGTTGGCCACAAACACATTGGATGTACCACTTACACTGATATTGGCATTGCCGCTGGCTACAGGAATTTCAATACTGGTTGTGCCGTTGAAGATCTTGTCACCAGCAATATTGCCAGTTAGTGCAACGTTTCCAGTAACAGTTAAATTGCCATCAATAATAACGGTGGCAGTGTTGGCGGTTGCGCCTTGGAATGTGATGGAATCTGTGGCACCAACTGTTTGGACCAAAAGATTCCCACTGACACGCTTATAGATAGACATTTAGAGTTCCTTTGTGTTATTTATTCTGTTTAAGAAGTCTTCCAAAGGCATGTGATACAGGTTGGGCACATTGGCAAGTGCAGGGATATCTGCGGTAGTGGCCCCCACCACTCGGTAGAAGTTGCTTTTGGGGTAATTTTTGCAAACAGTTGAGATCTGTGTTGCCCAATTGCCAATAAACGTAGGGGGTGCCGAACTGGCTTTGTAAAATTCACTATCTGCATAGACATTGTTGAATTTGCCTGCGGCTGTTGGACCCATGTCAAATCCCACAAGATAGATAGCAACATTTCGATCTATTGCTGCTATGCCCACTGCTGCTGGTCCCGAGCTGAATCCATAGTATTCTTTGGGTATTCTAACAGCACCCAGGGCAGGAAATGGCTTGCGAGTGTACATGACATTGGTTTGTGCATATCCAGTTTCTTGTATGCTTTTGCTGATGGGAGTGTCTGTGCTAACCAGCACATTGGGGGTAAATTCTCGATATATTGCGTTACACGCATACACTTGCCCCAACTGTTTCAAATAGTTGGGGTCAATATCTCGGCGGCTGATTCCGTTGCCTAGTACAAAAGCTCTGCTCATAAAAAAATCCTCTCAGTATGTAGCTGAGAGGATTCGGTACCTAAATCAATTAGGAAGTAACGTTGTCAACAATAACCACGTCAAGCAAGTTTTGTTGTCCAGTAACGTTGGCCACAGCAGTTGTGCCAGATTTGATAACTGTGCCTTCGTCTGTGAAGAAGTTGGCAGAAAAACGAACATCATTAGTCACTTCAGCTTGAGAGAATCCAGAACCGCCAGCAAAGTCCAACAAGAATTTGTTGGTCAACTTGCTGATTGGGGTAGCTGTGCTGTTGTTGTTGGTATAGGTAATGGCCATCAAGCCAACTGCTGGCGTTGTATCGTTGTCCAACACGCAAACACCAACTAGGTTAGCAGTACCTGTACCTGCGCCAGCATCAGCTGTGCAAGTGAAAATAGTACCAACTCCATAGTTGGCAGGAGCACCGCATGCTACCCAATCAGTAGTTCCCACTGATGTGATAATGTAGGCATTTCCAACTACCAAATCTTCGTCAGCAATGCTGGTTACATCACCAACCAAATACTTGCGACTACCCTTTTGACGGATGATATAGCCTTGTGCTACGCCAGCTCCCGATCCTGATGCCAATTGAATGTTCACAATCACGTCCACACGTGGATTAGTAGTACTGGGAGTATCAGTCGGGGCTGCACCACCAACCACACCCAGATACTGAGCATCAGTCATGTTACCAACTGTGTTTTTAACTGGATTGGTTAGACTACCGAAGTTGGGGAAGCCAAGATCGATACCAACGCTGGCACCACCATTACCGGAACCGGTAGATACTTTTTGAATTTTTAGAGGACGACCCATTTTTTTGTTTCCTTATGAATAAGTCTGCGGGTTCTAGCCGCTACGCTGTGGGTGTTAATCTCAGCATAAAACACCGATTGTGTTGACAAGTATTTAGCAAAAATATAAAATGGATCAGCTACGGAGTGTAAATATCACGTGAATACTACTGAACTTATTGAACAAGGCAACCAGCTTCGTGCTGAAAATCAACCTGAGCGAGCATTACAATGCTATGCATTAGCATTTGTGCAAGATCCAGAATCCAGTGCTGCGTTCAACAACTACGGCAATGTCATGCGAGAAATTGGTCATCCCAAAAGAGCTGTGCCATTTTTGCAAGCTGCTGCTGTACTAGAACCCAACAACATTACCGCCAAATTTAATCTAGCAGTGTGCTATTTGCTCATGGGAGACTACAAACAAGGTTGGCCAGCATATGAAAGCCGCTGGAACTACGAGCATCTAGCTGGCACTGAGCCCAAGTTCTCACAACCTCGCTGGCGTGGCGAAGATATCCGGGGTAAAACTATTCTTGTAGTAGGCGAACAAGGACACGGAGACAATATACAGTTTGTCCGCTTTGTTTACAATCTGCATGCAATGGGTGCTATTGTCAAACTGCAAGTTACTGACGGCTTGGTTCCCATGCTGAGTCGTAGTGAGATCATGCCTTGGGTCGGAACATATAACGATGATCCAGGTGAGTTTGACATGTGGGTACCCATCATGAGTATCCCAGGAATTCTGGGAATCACTTTAGAAAATTTGCCTAAGGTGCAAAGCTATCTCAATGCAGATGTTAATGCAATGAAAACATGGCAGACTCGGCTTGGTGCTAAAAAACGCATGCGAGTAGGCTTTTGCTGGAGTGGGCGACGTGACTCCTGGCTCAACCAACACAAGTCAGTGCCATTTGAAACCATGCTGGAAATGATTCGATCTACTCCCGAATACGAATGGATCAATTTACAAATTGATACAGAGCCTGTGGAAGAACAAGCACTAATCGATGCTGGCGTTACTTGTTATCCCGGTGGCGTGCAAAGTTTTGCAGATACTGCTGCATTGATGATGCATCTTGATGTTGTAATCGGCGTGGACACTGCGGTAATTCATTTGGCCGGTGCCCTGGGGCGGCCAGCATGGCTCATGCTCAATACCTATAGCACAGACTGGCGTTGGTTGCTGGATAGAGATTCTAGTCCATGGTACTCCAGTGCTAGACTGTTTAGACAACCTGTTCGCGGTGACTGGGCCAGTGTTACTCGAAAGATCGTTCAGTATCTAAGCTGGTACAAGGTCTAGGTTGTGATCACAATAATCTCACCTGTGGTGGGATTGTAGTACATGGGTGAGAATCCTGCAGGTATTGAGCCTGAGGTAGGTGCGGCAAAAGTCACGCTGGCTACTGCTCTCACAGGTTTCACTGTGAATGTGTTGGCAGTGGTTTGTTGTAGGTCTGTACCTGTGGCATTGATAATGATTGAATTGTTGCCCTGATTTAATTCACCAGCATAGTAACCAATGGCCACTGCGGCTGTGCCTTGTGCG